TTTAGTTTTGAATGTTGGATGTATTACGCTTGGATAGTCCATTGTCATATACTTACATAAGTTGTTAGCAAAGGATTCTAAACGCTTTATCCCCATTCTGTTTCTTGGCATATTGTTTTCAATCTTGCCAAGCATAGCATTACACCCACGGTGTAACACAGCCCTTAACTTGCCCGTTTTGTGACAGTGATCTAAAACAGCATCGTCTATGATTGCTTCACCGCACAGGGCACAGTTACCCTCTTGTCCTTTTAGCATTGCCTCTCTATAAACTACTATCTGGCGATGCGTTATCTTTTCCATTTAGCACACCAATAGTCAGGCTTGACATTAGCATCAAACTTAATACAATGTCCTTCACCAGCCTTGTAGTAAGCACAGTTGGCACAGTTTTCTTCGCCTTGTGCTGGTTGATATGCTGGTGGTAGTGATGACGCAATAACATCGCCGTCTTTATCTACTCTGCCCTCTATTGGATTGATATCTTTATATTGTAGCACAGCCGGATCTATGCCCATCCAACTTAAGATTTCTTCATCAATCTTGCGGATTACAATAGGGTCCGTTGCTGTTTCTTTTGCTGTCTTGAGTTGCTGTATTTCACCTTGAGCATCACGGATATTGAATGTGTCTGGATAGTTGATTTCACCATCCCAGAATGTGCCCATATACATACACCAAAGAGTCCAAATGCCTTCTTCAGTAAGTTCAAGGTTATCAGCCTTTTCAGATAGGCGGGCATTCAGTAGTTGAAACTCTGTCTCCATCGCTACACCTGATAGTGTGCGGCTTTCTGTCGCCCTTACCGCACCTGTATTAGCCATTTTGTCTATGGCTCCTATCGTGTGTTTTATGCTGTTATAGATACTATCAACACTGGCACCGCCAAACTCTAACAGGTAAGGTTTCAATCCAGGATCCAAGTTGTCTGGCATATGGATTAAACTACCTGCTCCAATGCCTGCTTCAGTTTCAGGTGTTTTTACAAGGCTTGGATGACTGTCAAGTCTAATGCTTTGTTCTACCTCTGAAGTGGCATTATAGATAAACTTCTGTGCGTCAGCAATATCAGCAATATCACTTACGCCAAAACCTCTTACAATACTTCTACCATTGTAGGCACATACTGCTGGCACTTTACCCAATCCATTGGGCTCTATGATTTCTTCGCTTACTGCGTCTTTGCCAGTATCAACTACAATAGTTTTGATTTCGTCTGTTGTCCATTCTTTGATTGTGTGTAAGTCGCCAGTAACATCTTCAAGGTATCTAATATAAACAAGTTCAATCTTGCCATTAGGCATACGCTTGTAGTCCCAGTCTAACACACTCATAGGTGTCATAACACTCAAGTAAGGACGCACACCCATTGCTTGTTCTTCTGCTACAGTAGTAGCACCTACATTAGGTTTAGAAACAATAACCCAGCAATGTCCAAACACTGAACTCCAAGTGCTTACTTCTTTCATAAACTGGTTAAGTGTTCTGCCTTCCATATCGCAATCCCATATAAAGGATTCTAACTCTGGGTAAGCGGCAATGTTGCCATAATCTCTTTTGACACCATCTCTGAAAAGGAAACTGTTATACACACTAACAACACTCTTACAGTGATTTTCTAAAGGTGTGGTGCGTAGTCTTGCGTGATATTCAGCATCTGTTTCTAACTGATATCTTGTTAGATGTCCAGCATTCTTGTATTCAAGTCCGCCAACATAACTTTCCAAAAGATACTGCCAATGTTCATAATATTCTTGATGTAGTAAGTTGCCTTGTAGCAACTTCTTAATGCGGTCTGATAATGTTTCTAAAATGTCCATAACTTTTTCCTTTTATGCCAATGCGTGTCCCCAGCGTTGTGGCTTTTGTTGTTCTATTTCTCTACGCACTGGGAAAAGGTAATCAACCATATAACCAACGGCATCGTTCATATGATCGTAGCCGCTTTCCTTATCTGGTTGTGTAGTACCTTCTTTATATGTCTGTCTTTCTAAACCTTCTATTGTATATTTAGCCTTGGGATCTATATACAAGTTTCTTATGCCAGTGCTATCACATAAGCGACTATTGACAGCATTTATTCTGTCTCTTACAGGTGTGTGCGAGCGAGGTGCCTTAACAATAAAACCTTCGTTTTGAAGAATAGTAATATCAGTAGCACCCCCAGCACTTGATTTACGCTGTCTGCCTGCCGGATCTGGATAAACCCATATTTTAGAGCGGGGATATCTTTGTCTAATCTCGTCGCACATTTCTTGCGTATTAGAACTGAATATCCTTATTTCATCTATGATGTGTAAGGTATCTCCATTACGGGTAGCAACCACAGCACTCATAGGGTCTATGTTAAAGTCCATCCCTATGTATAGTGTGTCTGGTGTGTTACCTTCGTATTTACGCACATTTTCCTTTCTATCAAAAGCATAGTATATTCTACCACTGAATGTTTCAAAGGTTGCCATATACTCTTGGCGGAATGTGCGTTCATCTAAATCTTTCTTTGCGGACTCTATTTCTTCTTGGCTAACATTGCCACCGTCAATAGTTGTAAAACTAAAACTCTTCCAATCGTTGTTGTCTAACTCATTTTGATATATTTCGTATGCCCAGTTACCAATACCTTTAGGGGTTCCAATAAACAATGCTTTACCACCCTTGTCAGATAGTGTTGGACGCAATACTTCAAACCACGCTTCAGGTCGTATGTCAGCAAACTCATCTAATACAATAAAGTCCAAACCAACACCACGCAAACTGTCTTCATTGTCTGAACCCTTGAGTGCTATTGTGCTATTATTGCGTAGAGTGATTGTAAGTTCTGTCTCGTTGGTTTTAGTAACCCAGTTTAGAGAGGTGAGTTTGTTCTTTAGTTTTTTCCAAACTATCTGTCGTGCCATTTTATAGGATGGAGCCACATACCATACATCTCTGTTAGGCTCCTTGGCGTGGTAACACAGTTCTCTAATAGCAAGGTGTGTTTTTCCAAACCTTCTGCCTGCTACGACAACACGCCATCTGTGTTCATCTTCTGCTACAGTTTTTTGTGCGTTAGACAGGGGCATTGATTGTCTTCTTTTCAGTTCTACCGTTTTTTTCTATAATAACTTCTACACGAGTATCTTTGTTGTAGGGTATAAACACACAGTCATCAAAGTGTCCTTGTTCAATACCTTTCATAGCATTAAGATACATTCGTGTTACTTGTTCAAGTCTTTCTTCAGTCATCATCGCTCCAAGGTAGTGCTTGTTTGTCGTCTGTATTTACTGGGGAGTCTGCCATACCTAATATGTTCTTCGCAAGGAATATTTGTACGCTGGCATTCATATGTTGTGTAGCATTCTTAAACATAGCACGGCGTAGTTTAATCTTCATCGTTTCCTTCCCTTTTGTAAGTTCTGCGGCGAAGTTTCTTGAAATAGCATCTTCAGTCACACCAAAGAAGTTTGCGATCTCTTTGTTATTCACTCCAAGTGCCGCAAGTTCTTCTACTTGATCCGGTGGGACTACTTTCTTGTCTCTACCAACGGGCAATCCAAGTATTGTTCCTTCAGTCATTTCTTTAGGTTTAGGGCCTCGTTTCTTCTTTCCTTCTTCTGTAGTTTTCACAGGATTTAGGGAAACGGCACCACTGTCAATAATGTTGCTCATACTATTATTTATGCTAAAGAAAAAAATAGCCCTGGATTACGGGCTATTCTTAAGGATATTTACTTCTGTTTGTAATAGTAGTAAATCGTGACTATGTCTATCTATTAGTGACTTTTGTTTTCTATCGTTTAGTTGTAGTTGTTGTATTACTTCTTGTAGGTGTTGATTGGCTTTTGTAAGATGTTCTACAAGTTTTGCTTGGCTATTAAATGCCGCCGCAAGGTTGTGGATATTACTGGTATTCTGTAATAGTTCTTGATAGGGATCAAAATCTCCGCCTAACCAATCATTGTCCATACTAATACTTATTCCTTACTTAAATAAGTTTTTCCATAACTTCTCTTTGTCTGCTCCTGCTGGAACCATAACAAACTCTTTGTCACTGCCTTGAAAAAACTTGTTCCAACGCTCTATAGGTGCCAGAGCAAAATCTTTAGGCGTTCCGTCTTTCTTGGTGCCTGTTACTTCACCAGCCATATCTTCTAAAAGTTCTATAAGACTTCTATTCTTTTGCCCTTTAGTTTTAGGAAAACCTTTAAGGGGTTTGTGTGCGGCTTCCATAGCAACGACATCTTCTTGTAGTGCTGTATATACAGTCTTTATTTGTTTTCCTATCCAATCTGCTTGTCTTGCTCTTTCTTTAGCATCTTGAATGTAGTAAGTTGTTGCGAACTTTACACCACTTCTTGGTGTCATTTTCTTGGTATCTTTATATGTAAATCTTTCCATCTGTTAAACTCCTTTGTAGATATTCTATACGCTGGACGCATACCGTGTTGTCAAAAGTCCAGGGTAAATCTTGGTCTATTCTTGTAAGACAGTAGTCTTGTGTTTTTCTTCCTCTTTTATTCCAGTGTCCGTTCCATAGCATTTGAAACTCGTCAAATGTTAGGCAATACAGTTCGCCACGGAAGTTGGCTTGTGCCCGCATCCTTTGCCACGCGATATGTTGTTGGTGTCCAACAGGATCCTTTACTTTCCAAGTATGGGGACGCGGACCCTTTTTAGGCATCGTCTTTGCCTACATCAACTGTACTGTCATCCATATCATATACAGGTGCCAGTGCTACCCAATCATTTGCCAAATCTTCTGCGTTGTCTTTTTCTCTAACAACTTCGGCCTTATGTTTGATGTTGTCTTCAAGCATTTCAACTGTATAGCCACTGCCGTTGCTGTGTTTATATACATTTGCTGTTCTGTTGCCTTGAGCAAACTCGCTTTCAAGTAGTTTAGCCATAGTATTTTCTCCCTTTCATAGTTTTAT